AAAGTTTATAAAAGTAATAATTACCCCCGTACAAAATACGAGGGTAAAAATTACAGTAATTGTTATGCTTTAAGCAATACGAAGTTATTCGCAGCTTGAACACATAAACATCTTTCTGATAAGAAGTTAACAACCATTTCATCAGCAGATGATGTGTAGTTTCCACCAACAGATCCAGTGATCCATGATTTCATTTTTCTATCATCAGCCTCAGATGCTCTATATCTTACGTGTAAGAAAGGTCTTTGGATGTTTTTACCCATTGACTCATCATAAACTGTTGAAGTTCCAGCAGGAACAATAACACCTTCGATGTCACCAATAAGTCCTCTTGTTACAGAATCATTTAAGTATTTCCAGTCAGTTTTGTAGAAGTCATAAGAACCTCTTCTAAAACCAGTGAAACCTAAGTTCAACGCCATATCAGCGTCGTTATTAAATACACCGTAACCAGATCCACCAGATGCAACGTTTCCAGAGTTAATAGAAGCTAACATGTTGTCAATTTCTAGAGAAGTACCTCTATCTAAGAACATCATATTTTCTTCAATAGCACCTTGCTTGTCTAATTCTTGTAGAATAGTATCAAACTCAGCTAAACCGCCTTGAACGTTACCTGATAATTGATCGAAATCAGTACCAGTCCATACTAAACCTCTTGACTCTAATGCAGAGAATAAACCTTCAGTACCACCAACTGCAAAAGCAGAAGTACCACCAAAGTTATGTCCAGCAGGCATTTCAACTTGCTGTCCTTCAATCATTGCCATCTCAAGGTAATCGTTAAATCTTAATCTTGCTTCAGACTCAGATTTTAAATACCAAAGGTAACCAGAAGCTCCGTCTTCAGAAGTAACTTCAACCCAACCTATTTGTGCAGTGTCAGAACCATTAACTTGGTATCTGTCTCTTAAAATAGCTGGTTTGTTGCTAAATCTTGTGAAAGAAGCATCAATAGATCTTGCGTCTTCAGAAGATCCTTTGATATATTCAGTTCCATAAACAAAGATGTTTACATCTTCATTGTTAGAAAAGTCAACAGCACCGTTAGTAGATCCTGAATCAGGAGCAGCCGCTAAATGTGCTTGTGTATAAGGTGCAACAGTAATTTCAGTTGTACCACCACCACTAACAACAATTGCTTTTAAAACTTTAGAGTTAGGTAAGTTTGCAATAACAATAGTGTCATGGTTTTGAATTAAGTTGTTTGCAGGTAAAGTAATTGTATTATTTGCAGCTACTTTAACTTCAACAGCAGATGTACCGTCATTGTAAGTTTCCGCGCTATAAGCAATATGCAATCTACCTTGCTCAGACCAAATTACTTGATCAGAAGCTAAAGGCATTTCTGCACCAACCATACTTAAGAAGCCAGAGATTGTTCTTTTTCCAAATCTCTCCACTTCTTTTTCATAAATTTCTGGTAGGAATTGCTGAGCAAATGTACCACCACCAGAAGCCGAGTCAAACGACAAATAGTTATCGTTAAATAACTGTTGCGTAGGTCTCGGAGTTAAGTGCGCTTGATACGCACCGAGTGAACTAAAAGGCATAATTTTTAATTTTTAAATGTTTAACTTATTTTTATTTACGTATTTTAACCTTAAACGAGTTAGAATCACTACCTGTAATTGCTCTTACTTTCATACCACCAGCTTCAACAGTTTTATGCGTTTGTCTGGGGTCCATGCTCACGTTTTTTGCATTAGCAATACTATTCTTAATAGCATCTGCTTTGCCCTGCTCATAGAAATGATTAGCAACAGCATCGGCGTTCATTGCGGTAAATAAAGATTTATGGTAACCACTTGCATCACTCATTTCGTTTTTATCGTTTAAAAACTTTTTAACAAAATTAGTAATATCACTTTGACTACTTTTAACCTTATCAGCATCTTTAACATTAAACCTATAACGCTTATCACCAACTTTATATTCAAAACCTTTGAAATTTTGGTTAAAAACTTTACTAGTTTCATTGTTAAAAATAGACGCTTGATGATCTGCAACTTTTTGATTTTCACCTTGCTCTTGGTTATATCTATTAAAGAAATCAACAGCCTTCTTCTGCTCGGGAGTTAACTTAACCCCAGCTTTGATTTCGTCATAGTATTTAGACTTTAGCCCGTCTAAGTGGCTTTTAGCACTGGCAACTTGCTCTTTAAGCGCTAATTTTTTTCTACGGACATCTCTTTCCTCGTCGACTTCTTCATCAACTGAAAATTGATCTTCCATTAAAAAACTAATTTCATCATCTGTAAGATGTGATTTAGTTTGTTTATAATATTCTCTTAACAAAGTGTTGTCATCATAATTAGAATAATCTTGATTTAATCTAACATAATCTTCAAGAGTTCCACCAGTTTCATTCATAAATTCTACAACCTTCTGAATATTCTCTGGTAAATCAACACCTGTTTCTTGTGATTCTTGAACAGCTTGCTCTACTTTGTCTTGTAGTTCTTCTGTTTTAGATTCAACAATTTCTTCTTTTATTTCTTCTTTCTGTTCCTCAGTAATTTCCTCAAGTACAGGTGTTTCTTCAACAACCTCTTCTTTTGGCTTTTCCTCAACAACCTCAACAACTTTTTCTTCTTGTTTAAGTTCTTCTTTTTTACTTAGATCAACTTTAGCAACAGGTTCTTCTGTTTTTTTAGTTTCTTCTTTTGCCTTACTTAAATCTATTTTAGCAACAGAGTTATCTTGTTTACCTAATTGCTTAGGTTTTTTCGGTGTTTTCATTTTCATGTCTCCACCTTCTTGCAAAACTGGTTCGTCTACTTTTTTAACTTCAGTTTTGGCTTCTTGAGTAGGTTGAACTTCTTCAACTACTTTTTCTTCTTTTTTAGCCATAATATAATATTATATAATTAAACAAATTATCTAGGATTAAACACGCTCATGTCTATTCCTTGCCCTAGAGTATCATTACCTGAAGACTCAAAGCTTTTAGCGCTATTCTTGCTTTTTCTTTGCTCTTCACCTTGTAATTGTACTCTCTGGTCTTTTCTATCCTCTTTTTGAGTTTCTTTTTTATCAGCTATAGAGTTTTCCATGTTTTTAATTTGCATGTTTAATTGAAACTCATAAGCCATTAATTCTTTTTTAAGTTTAGCTTCTTGTACAAGTTTATTACTAGATATTTCAGCTTTAACTTGTTCTAGTTGTGTTTGCATTTGAGTTATAGCCTCTTGCTTTTGAACTTCAGCTTGAGCAGCTACTTGTTGCGCTTCAGCATTAGCTTTTGCTTGTGCTTGTATATTTCTTTCAGCTAACTCTTGGTCTCTCTCTTGTTTTTTCTTACGTCTTATTTTTAACAATTGATTAGCTAGCTTAACGTTTTTAATCATTCTAAGATCAATAGCGTCTTCTAGCTCTATGCTTTGTTGAGCTAAAGCAGCTTGAATATTATTCTCTAATAATTGCTTCTCTTCTTCGTCTGGCTCTAATTCAATGAATATACCAAAGTCATATAAATGTAACTCAGCCATTTCTTGTAATGTAGCTACGTTATGAGATCCTATAGCTTGTATAAAAGCATCTCTTGTTGGTGAGTATTCTATAATATCAGATATTCTAAGAGATAACGCTTCAGCAACTTCAGCTGTTAAAAATAAACCAGCTTGTAATATATGCCTTGTAGCTGTATTACTATTAGCTGCAGCTATTTTTTGTATACCAACTAGAGCTTTCGCGTCAGGCGTGCTAGCATCTCTTGCTTCGTTTAATCCGGTTACGTCCCTTATCATTTGAAGATAATAGTTGTAAGTTTGAATCAGTGATTGCAATTTAGCACCACCACTACCAGATTGAATTTCCTGAATAGGAATTTTTCCTGGGTTCATATCACCGTCAGACGTCATTGATCTACCTATAATCGAACCTGTTTGAAAAAACATATTAAGCGCTTCTTGTGGATTATAGTTAGTACCGTTACCAAGATCAACTTCTGCAAGACCATCAGCATCCATATATATGCCGTCAGGTACCATTCGCGAAAGGACTTGTTGGAGTTTTAAATGAGTTAATTGAATCATATCAGCAAAACCAGTTATTCTGCTAACTAAAGATTCTATTTTACCCTTGTACATACGTGGAGCAACTATATTATAATTCATTTTAACCTTAGTGTAATCACTCTTAGGTCTCATCATGTTTTTAGCCAACTCCCACTTTAATAATTTTTCACTACCTAAAACTAAAGCTCCTTCATATAAAACTTCTATTTGTTTTTCTAATCTACCAAACCTTTGTTCTAGCGCAGCATCTAATACAGGATTAAAAGTATCATCTTTAACTATAACTTTAGTACCGCCTGTAGCAGTGTCTTTCACTTTATATACTTCTTTGGAGTATGTTTTATAGTTAAAATATAATATTTGTATTTGATTTTTATCTATTTCATCGTGATCATTATGAGCACTGTAGTAACCAGCTTTTTTAAAACTCTGGTTAGTTATATCTTTTAAATCCTCATCTGTTAGTTCTGGAAACTCCTTAACTAATTCATTTACAGGTACTGTTTTAACTTCACCTACATAATATATATCATCAAAATAAGGGTCTTCAGTGTAAGACCAAACTAAATTAGCAGGATCAACATAGTCAACTACAACACCTTCCGATGTATTAAATGTAGTTTTTACTGCTCCAATACCTAATATAGTTAAATCTTGGTAAAATCTTTTTCTTGTTAATTCGTATCTGTTACCGTTTAACAATGTATTTATAGCTTGTTCTTCAGCTATTTCAACAGCTTGCTTGTAATTAAGCTGCATGTGTAATTCTAGTTCTTCTTTATTCTCAGGTATATTAGCTGCGTCATTTTCAAGTATACTTATACCGTAAAAGTCTTGAACTTGTTTATTAAGTTCTAAGTTTTGCATATCTATTAATATGCTTTCCATATATTGTGTTCTTTTGTCCACACCGTATGGATCTTGTGAGTAAGCTTTTATATCAAAAACTCTTTCTGATATACCATTAACCACTATGTCTACAAACTTAGGTATAATAGGTACTGGTTTCCAGTCTAAATTAAGGTAAGATAAATCACCATTAATAGATAATTCATCTTTATATTTTTGTATACTCTGTTCACCTCTAGCGTATAGTCTTAATCTATGAAAGCTGTCTTGATTATTGGCAAACCTATAGGTAACACCATCTCTAACAAACCATTCGCTTTCAATTGCTTTAGCTACTTTTAAACCATATTCCTTGCTTACTTTTTCAAGATCGCTAGCAACCTGACTTGGAAAAAACGCTTTTGTTACTGATTCGGCCATATTATTATTTTATTAATTTAGAAAAAGCACCTTTGTTTTCGTACTTCGCTATTTTTATATTCACTTTTTGTTTTTCAATTTTAGCATTGGGGTTATATAAGTGTCTGTTGCAACCCATGATAGCTAAACCACTACTAATAGCAGCATCATGTTTTGTTCTATTGTTTATATCAAACTTAGCCCAGTCTTGCAACGTTTCATTAAAATACATTTTACCTTGAGCATTAACATGATCTTGTATATACATTTCAATAGCAGCAGCATGAGCTTGCTTTACATCTTCACTTGAGTTTGGTATACCACCTATTTCTTTTTCTGTTGTAGATAGTTTATTCCAAACTTTATCAGGTCTATTCATACTAAAACCTCTATAACCACGTCTTCGTAAATAATACAATAGACGGGGTTTATTGTTCTCCGCTAGTATTGGCATCCCGTAAAATATTAATGCCATTAAAACATCTTCAAAGAAGATCTCGGACGTCTGAGGTCTAGCTACGTACTCTAAAAAGAACTGGTTAGGTGGAGAATCTTCCATACTAAACTTAGTTAACCCGTGTAAAGCACCTTTTGATCCCACACCATCAACTGTTCCTGATATATCATAACTATCACAACCAAAACAACCCATGTGTTCATTACCTGGATATTTAACACCATTTTTATAAACTACATTATTTTGTAGATGAGATGGTGGTGTCCAAGTTATTTTAAATCTACCTCTTAAATCTGGGTAAAATATAACTCTTGAATCTTTAACACCATTAGTCCATTGGAAATTACCAGTAGTTATATGATGATTACCTAGTTCATCGTTATAATCTATTTGCTCGTATATTTTAGCTAGATTAAATATGCTATTTTTTGTTTCGTCTCTGAAAGCATGTTCTTCAGTACGTGGAAATTGTCTATAAAATTCATTTAAAGCATCTCCATCGTTTTTTAAACCATCAACTTCATTTTGCCAATGATCGATAACACCTACATCTATATAGTCTCCAAGAGGACCTTTGACTTCGTCTTCAGGCGTTTCGAATACAGGTAGTCCATAAGAATCAATGAATCCCTCGTAGTTCCATTCCATAGGTATGAACAAACTATATAATCCCGAGCTAGTCTGTCCATTGCGGTTTCTTTTTGTAACGTCTGAAGCATTGTATAATTTTTTAAAGTTATCACCACCTTTATCTAAAGCGTTTGATGTTGATCCCATCATACATTTACCAATAATTCTACTACCTAATCGCAATGTGGTTTTTGTTACTCTCCAGTTATTTAATATATTGTTAGGTCTTTCCCACTTACCTGATTCATCATGTACTAA